GTTTCCCAGTCACGATCCCGCTAACTAAGTTGTTAACCTGCCTTGATTGCTCCAACACCGTAACAAATGCGCTTCCTGAATCATCCCACTTTGTAACTCTTAGTGTGATTGTATCGTTTGCTGTTGAGTCAATAGAAAAGTCAGCAATAATCTTATACTCTCTTGGTGTATTGCCTAAGTGCCTTAATTGACTTCCTGATGGATTATCAAAGTGCTGTAAATCTGATGTAGTCCATAATGTAGCCTCTAGGTCAACAAATACACCGCTAGTAGTAATGGTTGTTGCAGTCTCAGTAGTTACACCGATTGAACCGCCTTCGAATGTATTAGGCATTCCATTATTACCAGTCCAAGCGCTGATTAGGTTGCTTGCTGTTATGTTTGGGGTTATGTTTGTGTCAGTCGCATTAAATACACCATTCCTCGTTACTATTGCGCCTTCAATGTTTAATGTTGATGGATTAACAAAGTTTGAACCTGAAAAATCAAAGAATGAGGCACTCGCTGGTAGGTCTATATTCATGTTAGATCTAAACCTAGACGCCATTGAAAAAGCAGTACCAGCTTTAAATAATGAATAAGCACCGTCAACCATATTTCTAACTATTGATGTGTCAATGAAATAACCGCCAACCCAAGTACCCGAAAGCGTTAATTCTGGCTTGCCTCCGAATCTACCAGTGCCAGACTCTAATCCTTGTCTGTAATTTGTTATTTCGCCAAGTGACGAGCAATCATTATAATTAATTCTTGAGAACTCAAAAGCATTAAAACCTGTAACATCAGTTAAGTTGTAAACCCTTGAGCCTGAACCTGTTACTTCTATTGCGTAATCAATACCTAATATATTTCCACTTCCGCCCACTGCTGATGTAAATAGCGTGTAATTAACGTCAGAACATATAATTTTTGAAATGTCGAACGTTGAACCGACCATATTAATGCCGCCTGCTGGCACTTCTATGTTCAAGCCTGTCCCTGTGAAGTCTAAAGTGCCATCAATAACGTAAACCTTTGTACTGTCTATCGTGCCGCCTAGTGTTGTTGCTAGGTTGCTTTGATTTGCAACGATGGTACTGCTTAGGTTTTGATCGTACAGTTCAGCAAAGTTAGCGTTGATCTTTGTTGCGCCATTAAATAGCGTATCTCCAGTTTTTGCGTTCTCTGCGCCTATAATTATCGGTTGATATGCCATTATGCAATTACCTTATCAAATGTTATTTCTGTGCTGTCGAATGTAAAGCCTGATGTATCAATTGTGAACTCAGGCAAACCGTCTATTTGTTTTTGTAACCATTGCACCTGTGAAGAATAACCGTTAGTACTAAAGTTTGTTAGGTCTGCTATCGGATCATTTGTCCCACCTAACTTCTGCCACAATTGAAAAAGTATTGTATTTTGCTGTTGAAAAAAAGCTCGTTGCTCTTTGTTAGCTATGAACTCTTTAGGTATGTTTAAAAACGGTGGTGGGTTAACTGGATTAGCCATTATTTACCTGCCAATCTTAAGTCTATAGTTGCACTGAATATAGAGTAGTTAACAGGGTCGCTTGTTGATATGCGAAAGATGCGATCATAAAAAGAACCTAAGTTATACCATTCAACTTGTAATGTGAATTCACCTAAACGACCAACGCGAGGCCATGAGCCTGCATTCCATGAGTTACCACCATCGTCTGAATACTCAATCATTATACGAGGGTTATCTCCTTGACCTTCAATCAAACCAACCCCAGTCTCCATGATGAGTTTTAGCTCTGACATTTGAACTCGCTTACCTTTAGCGCCTAACAAGTCACCGTTAACGCTCTGTGTAACGCGTATTCTTTGCATTGGTTCGTCATTGTTTTTATAAGTGTTCAGATCTAAATTGTAAATATTACCGTTAGATACATCAGCAACAAATAACTTTCCGTAAGCTTCCAGTATTGTAGTGCCTTGGTAGCTCGTTGAGCTTAAAGGATCACTTACACCGCTAGCAATTTCAAACCAACCATTAACACCTAGACTTTCATTTACTACGAATGTTTTACCACCAGTAGGAAAGGTTATTGAATAAAAGTTTTGTCCTTCAAATGTAAATGTATTACCTATAGCATCACTAACATCAGAGTATTTTTGTAACTCGTTTGATATTGCATCTGTGCTAATTCTTGACTTGCTGCCAGCTATTGATTGGTATATAGCAAAATCATCACCTAACCAGTAGAAAGCCTCATCCGTTTCAGCTATTGAATTAATAGCCGCTAAACCAACAGTAAATATCCTGCCTTGCAACTTCTCGATAGGTGGAGCGCCTACGCCTGAGTTCCACCAGCCAACAATTGATCGAACACCACAGCGATAAATAACCTCATCGTAAACGTAATCACGAACAAGGTCATCTGGTAGCGTTTCCTCACCTATAATATTTAATCCGCTTGCCTCTGCACCGTTACCAACATCTGAAACAGCGCTGAACCTATCGAATGTATATATGAATTGATTGTTGAGAAAATCAACTGACTTAGCGCCAGTTATATTAACGTTGGTTACTTCAGTTACCAGTTTGGTATCTGTTGTGTATTGCCACACTCTTAAATCTGCAACAATAAACATGTTAATACCATCATCAGCAATAATAGCTCGACCTGTTCCTGGTATTCCACCCCTTAACGTATGAGTTCCATCGCTAGAAATCTCATATAGCCTTGTGCCTTTAACTTGGTAAAGTATTTCAGCCATACGATGAAAACCACGATCCGCACCTTTAGCATTACCTACTAGTTTTAAGCCAGGGAACGGCATTAATACATATGATTCTTTGCCTTGTTCGCTAAACTGTTGATACCAATTTTGTGTGCGTTGACTAGATAAAGGTCTAGAACGACTCTGATATGATGGCCCTGTAACATTGACAGGTATTGTCTGAAAGGTCATACGATCATCCCGCATTCAACACTCATTGCAGGAGCAGGCCCGTAACGACCTTTTTTATCTGCTTTATTCGCACCTTTAATTGCACCAATAAATAATTGTATATACTTGTTTGCTTGCTGATCGTCTTGTGAGTAGGAAAATGCTTGGGCCAATGCACCATAAAGATATATGTTTGGATGATTGGTCAATATATCGTTTGTCTGATTAGCTTCAGTTAGTGGCGTTGCTTTTCTATAGTATTGTATTTCAATCGTGTATTCACTATCAGGAACTTTGTCGAATTGTATTTCGTTGCCGACAACAGTAAAGAATGAAGGACGCCCACCGTCAACTTGCTTTCTCATTTGTTCAGGAGCTTGAAACCTTAACTCGCCACCATTATCACTAGTAACTAACCTAACGCTACGTGCTGATTCAAAGTTGTCAGGCAATGAAAGATACTGTCCTGCCGTTAATGCCGTTGAAATAGTCTCCATACTGCGAACAGTTAAGACTTCAGCGTCATTTGAATACATAGCATTTTCAGTCAATGACACAAAATCAGCTATCTTTTCGCCTAAATCGCCACGATGTGACCAGTCAACTATCGACTTATATAATTCATCAAAGTTAGTTAATGCCATTAGATTATGCCTTGTTTAGTCCTAAGAAAATTCCACTCAGAAGAGTTTAACTTTGCTAATAAATATTTTCTATTGCACATGGCTAAAGGATTTGTATCCGTGTAGCCTTTTTTCTTCATGTCTTCACGCCACATTTCCAACACAATAGGTGGGATAGATGCCATTTTGTGCATGTCACCTTTAAAACCACCTGTTTGACTACCTAGCTCTTGCTTGTTAGCCGCTAGAAACGGGTTAACATCTTGGGTTTTGTGAACCTTAACCTTTTTATCAACGACACTGTAAGTTTCAAGTATGCCTGTTTGATAGTCTAAATCTTTCATTTAAACGGCCTTGTGTTTTTTGAATATAGCCAACTCTTTATCTGAACATGTAAAGCTTTCGCCTTTCTTAACTTGACCTTTAGAAGTACATAAGCCTTTAAGTGCTACATATTCTTTTTTGATTACTTTCTTCTTTTTAACTTCAGTCATAAATCACCTGTAAAATTAAAGAGGGCCGAAGCCCCCTATATTATTCTATGACGTTAACGCTGTCATGATACCACTTGATTTTTCGTTACGCGCTTCAAGTGTGTACTCGCTCAAGATTTGAACGCGATCACTATCGCCAGTTTTAGCCAGTGGAGTCTCCTCGAAGTCAGTAATAGAAGCCATTGCGAACATATCCATTTGCAATACTAGCAATGAAGTCTGAACCATGAAGCGGTTAGGTACTACGGCCAATGAGCCAAAGTCTGATACATAAATATCAATAGCTGTATGAACAGTAGCCGCATTACCATCAACGACACGCTGTGCTGCGCCTGCTGAGCCACCATTAACAATGCCTGATAAAGCTTGCTTAACAGTTGATCCAACCATAATAGTATCTGGTTCACCGCCTTCATCCCAACATGAAGCTAAAACAGACTTTAAGTCTGATTCAGCAAATGCTCGGTTAGTACCAGGAGTGTTTGCATCAGTACCATCACCAGTAGGAGCAACAGAACCTACACCACCGTTAAAGTTGGTAGCTAACCATGACTCAACACCGGCCACTTCACGAGCTACTGATTCAGAGCCAACAACCTTAGCTTTATTTGAAAGCATCGCTGTTTCTATGTCATTTTTAAGTAGCTTGCCAGACTTCATGATTTGGAGGCTCATCTCATCACCACGACCAGCGCTATCAACTTGACGCTGTGTACGAGTAACGCGAGGGACTTTACTAGAAATCTGAGTGTAGTTACCACGACGGACAGTTGGAATTGCTGCTGTAGTCGTAGCGTCATTACCTTCGATAACAGCATTATTTGAAGCTGCACCTAAAGTATCTGTTTGCCACTCATGGAGTGTTGCCGTAGCTGAAACATGTGAAATACCCGAAATGAACGGGGTCGAAGTTGGTGAAATATCGTAGATGATATTTGATAAATCTTCACGATTACCAATCGCGTCATAGGTGCTTACTGTATCTGCTGGAGTAGCCATTTTGATTCTCTCTTAATTTAGTTAGTGTGTCTTTTTGCTGTGCGAAGTGCGGCAGCATTTTGGACGTTCGGGTTTTTGTTAAATGCTTTTTGAGCTTTATCAACTGCACTATCAATGCCTTTTGCTGATGCTCTTGGTCTTGTACTTACCGGTGCTTTACGAACTTTTTTCTCGATAGCTGCATTACTAGCCGTCTGAGCTTTATATCGTGCTGCGTCTAACATGACTTCATAGTGCTTTGCTTCAAATGATGACAATTCCGCTTGACCAATACCGCGTGCTTCTGCGTACTTAGTCATTAGATTAGTGTCATCAATGAACCTTTGTGACTGCTTGCCGTTATCCATCCATTCAGGATGATTAGCAAATAAATCAGCACTTACTTTTGCCATGTCTACACTAGGTTGTTGAGTCGCGGTTTTAGCAGAGTTAACAAACTCTTTGAGCTTTGATTGCTTCTCGGTGTACTTAATGTATTCTTCTGGTTCGTACTCTCGCATTTCTGCAATTTCTTCAGCGGTTTTAGCGTCCTCGCTTAACATTGCCTCTAAAGTTAAAAGCTTGTCGTTAAGTTCAGTTTCTTTTGCCGTTAATGATGATTGCTTTGCCTCAAAATCTTTGCGGTTATCCGCTAGCTCTTGAGTCTTGCGAGTATAATCAGCTTGCATCAGTCCGTTAGCTTTCCACTCTTTGAGTTGGTTCGAGTCTACTTCTTCACCGTCAATTTCATAGTAAAAAAGCTCTGTCTCCGTATCATTAGTTTGTGCTGCTGTAACTTCTTCTGCTGCTTCTTCAATCTCCGTCGTAACTTCCTCATTAGCATATGCCTCTGTTTCAACTACATCGTCAATTGGTGCGTCTTCGTCCGACACATTAACTACCTCAAGATTTTCAGTTGGCGCTGTAACAGGCTCTGAAGTTCCGCGAGATACTTTAATTCTTTCTAATATACCTTGTTCTGGTGTTTGCATTAGTCAGTCCTATTGGTTGTTGACGTTAAATAATCTTTCTAATCTTGTTGTTAACTTTATCCATTAAAGTAAGTTGTGCGTTTTTTCCTGCTTTAATTTGTTTAGTAAACTTATCAAGGAACATTTTTAATACTTGACCTTGATGCCATGCCGCTAGCCTTTCTTTTTCGTTATCCAGCCCAGTGCTCTCAAACTTATTAAGTAAGTCGCCACGTACTGATATGATAAACTCTTGTATCATTGGATCGTTAAGTAACTGGTCAGCACGTTGAGCTTTCTGCACTAGGTTTTTTAATTCTATTTCAGTCATTAAACTAATGCTCCCGGTACGTCGGATTGATATTTAAGCTCAAGCTCTGTCAACTTAAGTGCTGTTTCTTTTTCAAACTGCTCTCTTGCTGTCGCTTGCTCACGGTTAAACTGTTCTTGGTCTTGCCTCATGCTCAATAAGTCTAGTTGTGCTTTGCCTTGTGCTTGAACTAATGACGCTTGAGCCTTAACTTCTTCAGCTTCTTTAAGAGGGTTTTGCATCATCTGCATTTGCTCTTGCAACTGAACAACCATGTTATTAAGTATTTCATTTTCAGCTTTAAGTGTTTCACTTGGTTCTTCAGGGTCATTAAAGAACTCACTAACACGAGGAAAACCAGCACCTTCAACCATACGTGCTAATGTATTGTAAATATCTTTCTCATCAGTCAGTGTTGAACCTTGAGCCTTAAGCTGTTGCTGAATACCATAAAAACCTTGTAGTGTTTGCATAGACTTTTCATTGTCACCAGCACCCAAGCCAACGTTAGATTGTACTGAATGATTATACTTCCAGCCTTTAGGGTTAACAGTTAATGCTTTACCTAATACTCTAAACTCTGCTGCTGTATCTTGATAGCGTGATACTAGCCAAGCAATACCTTCATATAACTTACGAAAGCCTGTCTCACCATAGTTACGTGCAATCAATTCAATCTTAGCGTCAGACGAATCTTTAACGCCTTGAAAGCGAGTTGCTGTTTCTTGGTTTAACTTGTCAGCATCTAAACCCTGATTAGCCATTAATGCGCCGGTTGTTTGTGCTCTTGTTTGGTCTACGTATTGTAATATTTGTAACTGTTGCTGGCCGATATAAGGTATCTGTAAAGGAAATACAGCATTACCAGGCAATACGTTTGTATCTTCATCAAGCCTAACAATTCCATTAGTGCGAACCGTTAACATATCATCTAAATCAACATCAGGGTGAACAATGTTTCTAGGGTTGCTAGCCATGTAAGCATTGTCATTCATACTTCTTCGTAATGCTGTTTTCTGCAACTGGTAAGGGTATGTAATTTCTGCGCGGCTGCGACCAATAGCCTTATGGGGCATTAAGATTGCTGACAATGAAGCGTAAGGAACGTGGTTAAAGTATTCGTTAACTAAGACCTTGTTACCTGAAATCATTACGTGCCTACGCTCAGCAATACCATCACCATCAAAATCAACCTTGACGTATAAGTCTGATATCTCAACATTCTGTGAAGCCCAATCATTAATGCTTGTGTCGTAGTTTGATCCGCCTTGGATCGTGACTGGGAAACAAGGTCTT